TCGCAACGCGCTTGAACCTTTCAGGAGACTGGACGCATGACTTGGAAACCGAAGATCTGCATCTATCACGGCGGATGCCCTGACGGGTTTACCGCGGCCTGGGCGATCTGGCGGCGCTGGGGCCGCGAGGTGCGGTTCATCCCGGCAACTTACGGCAAGCCGATCGCGATTGACGAGGGCGAGCTTAAGAACGCCGATGTGCTCTTCGTCGATTTCTCGTTGCCCTTCGAGGCGATCGAGGAGTGGCAAACGCATGCGCGTTCGATCGTGATCCTAGACCACCATAAGACCGCGCAAGAGGCGCTGGAGACTTATGCCACGTTCGATCTGACTGTGGCGGACCTTGAGCGCGTGCTCCAGGATGATGGGTCGGCTCCTGAACTTCCCCGCAACGTGGCCGTCCATTTCGACTCGGTCCGGTCGGGTGCGATGCTCGCATGGATATTCGCTTTCCCGAGACTGCCTCCACCTCTCTTCGTCAAATATATCCAGGACCGGGATCTGTGGCTGTTCAATTTGGGAGACGACTCGCGGGCTCACGCCGCCTCAGTCGCGAGCTACGTCATGAACTTCGAGACTTGGGAAATCATCGTTCATGAGTCCGCGCAATCGACGTTAATCCGTGAGGGCCGTCCCATTCTGCGCGCGCGAGAGGCGATGATGCGCAAGTTCCTCGACGAGGTCTTCTATGAAGAGCTTGGCGGCCATCGAGTGCCTTGTGTCAACGTGCCCTATGAGTTCGCGAGCGATACCGCGAATGCGCTTCTTTGGAAGTTCCCTGACGCGGCCTTTGCCGCGGCTTGGTTCATCCGCGGTGACGGACTCAAGCAATATTCATTGCGCTCGGAAGCCTCGCGCACCGATGTCGCGGCCGTTGCTGAGAAATATGGCGGTGGCGGTCACCGCAACGCAGCCGGGTTTCAGGTGCCGTTTCTTTCGGGACGCGATTCGATCAACTTGGCAAGCTTCGCGTAGATCGTTGAAGCGGAGCGAGCTAGCGCACTCGACATCGAAATCGAAGTGCTTTCAGAATTGAACAAGTAGGAATGGGGACTTTCCCACTCCTTTTTCCATAAAGGGGATTTCCGATGGCTGAGCAGACCGCGATCGAATGGACCGACGCGACGTGGACTCCGATCCGCGCGCGCCATCTCAAGACCGGCAAGATCGGCTGGCATTGCGTCCACAAGAGTGATGGCTGCAAATTCTGCTACGCCGATGGCATCAATCGCCGTCTCGGCACCGGCCTGCCGTTCAAGCCCGGCCACGAGAAGGATATCGAGATTTTTCTGGACGAGAAGATGCTGCTCGCGCCGCTGCGCTGGAAGCGGCCGCGCATGGTGTTCGTGTGCTCGATGACCGACCTGTTCGCCGATTTCGTGCGCGAGGAATGGATCGACCGCATGTTAGCCGTGATGGCGTTGTGCCCGCAGCACACGTATCAGCTCTTGAGCAAAAGACCAGAACGCATGAGGGATTATCTCAAGCGTCTCGAAGAGGAGTCCATTCGCGATACGGTCAAGCGCTTCGCCAAAGCCATGCCGCCGCATCCATGGCCGAAGTTCAATGATATGACATTCCCGCTAGCGAACGCTTGGCTCGGCACGTCCTGCGAGGATCAATCGACTGCCGACGAGCGCATCCCCGATCTCCTCGACACCCCCGCAGCCATCCACTTCGTGAGCTACGAGCCCGCACTGGGGCCGGTGGATTTCCGCAATCTCCGCGACGGCACTTATGACGCGCTCACCGGTTGCGGCGATCGCGAGCGCCTCCACGACTGGGAAGACACGCCGGCACTCGACTGGGTAATCGCCGGCGGTGAAAGCGGCCCGAATGCGCGGCCGGCGCATCCCGACTGGTTCCGCTCGGTGCGCGATCAGTGCAAGGCGGCGGGAGTCCCATTCTTCTTCAAGCAATGGGGCGAGTGGGCTCCCAGTTACGGCGATCAATCGCGCGAGCGATTGGCAGTCTGCCGGTATGGTTCGGCACCTTTTCCAATCAAGGCTGGCGAAAACGCACGGCAGATGGATTTGCTTGACCGATGCCAAATGGTTCGCGTCGGCAAGAAGGCCGCCGGCCGCCTGCTCGACGGCGTCGAGCACAATGAGTTCCCGCGATGACTCATCCTATTCCCGACGAGGCGCTGCTTCAGCATATCGCGATCCTCGCCAAAACCGGTGCCGGGAAGACCTATCTCGCCAAGACGATCGCCGAGCGCCTGCTCAAGGCTGGCCGCCGGCTTTGCGTCATCGATCCTACCGGCGGCTGGTGGGGCCTGAGGTCGAACGCAAGCGGTCGCGGACCCGGGTTTCCGATTGTCGTGTTCGGCGGCCAGCACGCTGACATCGAATTGCATGAGAGTCATGGCGCGGCGCTGGCCGAAATCATCGGCGGCTCGTCGACTCCGGCGATCATCGACACTTCGCAACTACTCGTCGGTCAGCGCGTCCGCTTCTTTACCGCCTTCGCCGAAAACCTTCTGAGAACAAATCGCGGGCCTCTGCATCTGATCATCGACGAGGCCCACATTTTCGCGCCGCAAGGCAAGACCGATATCCAGGGCGGCCAGATGCTCCATGCCGCGAATAACCTGGTGAGCCTCGGCCGCTCGCGCGGGCTCAGGATCATCCTCGTGACCCAGCGTGGCGCCAAGCTTCACAAGGATTCGCTGACCCAGATCGAGACGCTGGTGGCGATGCGCGTTCTCTCGCCGCAAGACCGGGCCGCGATACAAGCCTGGATCAAAGACAATGCCAGCGTCGACCAGGGCAAGGAAGTGATCGAGTCGCTTGCCAAGCTCAAGGTGGGTGAAGGCTGGATCTGGGCGCCCGAACTCGATGTGCTCAAGCGGGTGAAGTTCCCGAGCATCGAGACTTTCGACTCGAGCAGCGCGCCGGCGGACGGGATTGACTACGCGAAGGTTCAGCTTGCGCCGATCGACCGGGATGCAATCGCGGCGCGCCTGACGGCGGTCAAGGCCGACGCCTTTGAAAACGACCCTAAGCGGCTCAAGGAGGAGATCTCGAGGCTGAAACGCGAAGCGGCGAAGGCCGGGGCGATTGATCCCGAGGCACTCTCTTCGGCTGATCGCCGTGGCTACGAGCGCGGCTTCGCCGCCGGCATCGCGCAGGAACAGGAGCGGGCCGCCTTAGCATTCGCAGCAATCAAGACCGCAGTGCAAGATCGGATTGATGCGTTCAGGTCTATTAAATTTCTGCCTGCTAGGCCGCCTGTGGCGCTTTCCGCGCCGAAGGCACCAATATACCGGGGAAACGGCGAAAGCCCTCAGGCCGCCCCGATTCCGGCCGGGACAGACAAATTAACGGGACAACAGGCACGAGTAGCCGACGCCCTCCGGTTTTGGCTGTCAGTTGACCAGCCGACACCCTCTCGCGAGCAAGTCGCGGCCGTCGCCGGCTACTCAGCCCGGTCAGGAAACTTCCGCAATGTGCTCAGCAATATGAAGACCAGCGGCCTGATCGATTATCCGGCCGACAACCTTGTGAGGCTGGTGGCTGACGCCGGCGCGGATCTGACCACGGCCGAGGCCCGAGACCGCGTCATGGGTGTCTTGAGCGGGCCCGAGGCGAAAGTTGCAAAGGCGCTCTCAGGATGCATGAGCCGAGAGGATGTCGCCGAGGCCGCCGAGTACTCGGCGGCCTCGGGCAACTTCCGAAATATCCTGAGCCGCCTTCATACGATGACCATCATCGAATATCCGGCGACCGGCCAGGTGCAACTGAGCGAATGGGCGAAGGAACTGATCCAATGATCCTCGCGTCCCGCGAAACAAAAATCGTCGGCAATTATGTCGTCGCCGATGTGTCGTACAAAATGTGTAGCGCGACCAATTTCAAAGGTAGCACAGACACGTGGTGCGAAATATCTGTCTACTTAAAACCGATTGAGGCTGCCGACGCGCCGCGGGAGGGCTGAGATGACAGAAGGCACGGAACTTCTGAACGAAGTCTTCGGAGAAATCGTCACCGCTCAGCGCGACGCTGCCGGAGTGATGAAATATTACTATTACGGCCTCGAACACTCGACTGACGAGGCGCTCGAGCTTGTCAGGTTTATGGGCGCCAAGCTCGAAGTCGAGCCGCCCACGGAGATCACCGAACAACCATCATCCAAGTACGAGGTTCCAATGCCACTCGAATTCTCGGCCGCACTCGAAGCCCTGATCAAGGAGCACAAGAACGCGGGCGTCAGCGATCCGGCGATCGTCGAGGCGCTCTGCTTCGAGGCCTTGCAAGCCGCCACGCGGGCAAAGGATGGGCAGCCCTGGCACGGATTGAAAGCAGAATAGATGGTCGCCTATTCCTTCAAGGCTAGATTCGCTCAGCCCATTCTCGACGGTGTCAAAAAACAGACCATCCGCGCTGACCGCAGGCGCCACGCGCACCCAGGCGAAGAGCTACAGCTATATACCGGGCGCAAGCTGATCGCCTGCGCGATCTGCAAAGAAGTGGTTCGCGTCGAAATAGACTTTCGTTGCCCTCAGGTGCTTATCTGTCGAGAAGGAGGTTGGTCTATCCTGAAGGTTGAAGATTTCGCGCGCGCGGATGGATTCTCGTCATTCCATGCGATGGCGGAATTTTGGCTCTCCGTTCATGGGGCAACTTCGTTTCATGGCTTCATGATCAGATGGGACCGGCTGCTATGACGCCGCTCGAGTTCGTCAGAGCCGCGCGCGTCCCGCATTCGCTCGAGCCTCAGACGTTCGGGCTATGGACGATCGAGCGGCATATCACTCAGCCTTGCGAGGCGGTGACAGCCTGCTTCGATGACTATACGATCCTGAGGCGCTGGAGCACGCGCTCGCTTCATCTTCCAGCCGGCGAAGTGGTCATGCTCGATACGATGCAGGAACTCGTCTCGCATATGCCGATCTGGCTTGCCGCGCGCGGCCGCGTCCTGATCACCGGGCTCGGCCTCGGCTGCGTTGTCCGCGGGCTCCTTGCGAATCCCGAGATCGAGCACGTCGACGTTGTCGAGATCGACGAAGCAATCATCCGCGTTATCGGACCCGAGTTCGCCGGCAACGAACGGCTGACGCTCCATCACGGTGATGCGACAACGATCGAACTGCCGGGCCGCCATTGGGACTTCGCCTGGCATGATCTCTGGGTCGACGACGGTTGCCTGCAGCTTGTTCACGCGCATCTTTTGAAGCGGTTTCACGGCCGGACAGGAAGGCAAGGCGCTTGGAAAATGCCGCGTTGGTTCAGGCGCCGTCTGCCTGAATTGCTTTGATGATTTATGGCTCGGTCTGTTCCGGCATCGAGGCTGCGACGGTTGCGTGGCGGCCGCTCGGATGGCGCGCGGCGTTCTATTCGCAGTTCGATCCCGAGCATAAGGGGAAGGGCCCTGACTTTGCCTCGGCGGTGCTTGCCCATCATTATCCGGACACGCCGAATCGCGGCGACATGACCCGTTTCAAGGAGTGGCCAGGTGCAACTATCGATCTTCTCGTCGGCGGAACGCCCTGCCAAAGCTTCTCCATCGCCGGTCTCCGAAAAGGATTGGATGACCCGCGTGGCAACCTCATGCTTACCTATCTTGCAATTGCTCAACGCTATCGGCCCTCGTGGCTGGTTTGGGAAAACGTGCCCGGTGTCTTGTCGGTTGATGAAGGACGGGCTTTTGGCACCCTCCTCGGAGGGATGGCAGAACTCGGGTATCATGCGGCCTGGCGAGTGCTTGACGCTGAGTACGTGCGAGTGGACGGCTTTGCCCGAGCAGTTCCCCAGCGACGACGGCGTGTGTTCGTTGTCGGATATCTTGGAGACTGGCGACGTGCCGCGGCGGTTCTATTTGAGCGCGAAAGCCTGTCGGGGAATTCTCCGCCGCGCCGAGAAACGTGGAAGGGTCTTGCCTCGAGTCTTGCGGCGCGCACTAGAGGTGGTGGCGGGCTCGGGACAGACTTCGATCTCGATGGAGGATTGATCGCCGCGAGGACGATTCAGGCAGGCGGACATTCGAACAATCCGATTGACGAAAATCTTGTCGCTCAGATCGCGTTTGGCGGAGGTAATACTGTCGGCTCCATCGACGTGGCAACGGCCAGGAACGGCCATGCGGTCCCGCATGGCCGTCTGGATTTCGAGAGCGAGACGTTTGTCGCTCACCCGATCTTGGGAAAAGAGAACTCCAGTCACGATCACACGATGGACACCTACGTCTCCCACGCCTTGCGCGCCGATGGCTTCGACGCGAGCGAGGACGGCACAGGGCGCGGGACGCCGCTTGTGCCCACCGCCTTCGATTGCAAGGCCGGCGGGAAGACTGGATTTGCAATTGGCGACGTGCCCGGTTCAATTCGCGGTGATGGCCATGGTGGAGGTCACGCAGCCGTCGCTCTCTCCATGCGGGAAGAACCGCACAAATGGGCCGTCAGAAGATTGACCCCCGAAGAGTGTGAGGCACTCCAGGCAATCCCTCGCGGCTACACGCTGATTCCGTGGCGCGGGAAGCTCGCGCCTGACGGGCCGCGCTACAAGGCGCTTGGGAATAGCTTCGCGGTCAACGTCATTCGCTGGATCGGGCATCGGATCGAAAAAAGCAATGCCATTGCTCCGAATCGACTTGCGCAAAACGGCGATTAGAGCGATGTTGTTTTCATTGAACGGGGCAGCGCCCCACCTGAGGAGGACCAGCCGATGACCATCACCCTACTGAAGATAGAAGAATTCAAGATCGGCCTCGCGCTGCTCAATCTCGTGAGCGCGGTCGCGCATAGCATGGACCGCGCCGCGTTGATCGACAGCGGCGACGACATTTGCGGATCGCTGGTCGAGACGCATGAGACTTTTGCCGATTTCTGCAAGAGCCTTGGCCAGCCAGCCCATAGCCGCACGACGCCAGCAGGCTATGAAATCCATGAATGGACCGACGTGCAATTCCGTCGCGGTCAGACGCGCGGATCGCTGTATCTCATGGAATTCGCGGTCGGCAACGTCTCCATGTACAACGGAGGCCGCTAAGATGACCACGGTTTACACAATCCACGCGCCGGAAGCCTCGAAGCTCGAGGTCATCAAAACCGAGATGCGGCAGCTCGGCGCTCCCACGATCCGAGTGGTGAACTGCGATGATTATTTGATGGCGCTTGAGGGCAGCCACCGTATCGCGGCCGCCTGCGCTCTTGGGATTAAGCCTGAGTTTGTGATTTTTGAGCAGGACGACATCATTGATTTGACCGGCTTCGATTGGTTCGACAGTGCGAATTGGGACAAAACAAGGTATCCGGCTGGCGAGGTGGCGGGCGAGCTTTTCTCGACGCAAGCCTGCGCATATCGGTTCTGAGCAAATGCCTACTTATCCAACGACCTTGATTGCCCCTGGGCGCCTGATCGCTCAGTGCGGACGGCTGCGCAAACCGATTGATGATTTGCGGGAACTCTCACGCGCCTATCGCGCCACGATCGACGAGCTTGGGCTCGGAGGATCGGAAACGCCCAATTGCTACATCCTCAATGAGGTCGGCAAGCGAGTGGGGCGGGTTTCCTACAACGGCCGCGTCTGGAAAGGCGAGGATTGGTCCCAAGGCGATGTGCCTGTTTATTGTCCGCGCATGGAGGGCTGAACCAAATGATGACCCGCTATGCCAAAGACCCGCGCTGGCTGACCGCGCGCTGGGATGGAACTGACGCCAACGGCCGCGCCTTCAAGAAAGGCGAGAGGATTTTCTATTACCCGAACGGCCGCAGCACCCTGAGCGGCGAGGCGGCCGAACAAGCCGCCCGGGACTTCGAGGCTGAGGCTCAGGACGAGGAGCAACTGCGGTGACGGAGTATCTCGAAGTGGCGGGCAAATTGCGCAACATCGTTTCTGAGCGCGGCGGTCTCGATCTTGACAGCATGGCGATCCTCCATGGCGCCGAATCAATCGAGATCCTAGTCAAGGCGCTCGCGCTCGCCGAGGAATGGCTACCGGTCAGCACAATTGGCGACGTTCGCGACGGTCGCAAGATCATGGTCTGTCTCGCGAAAGTGAATCGCAACAATCGACTCGGCCCGATCCGGCTTGTTCATTGGAACCTTAACCCGCGCTGGAGCCCGCATTGGCTGGGCGATGTTGCAGGTCATTACTTTCACGACCACGACTTCGCCGCTTGGCGCCATCTTCCCAAACCACCAAAACAAGGAGCCTAATCACTATGGGACTCACGAACGTCGAACCGACGATGCAGGATCACGCCTTCATCGCCGACATCGCCAGCGGGCTTCACTTAGTGACGAAAGCCGGGCATACGTTGTATAACCGGCGGAAAATCTCAAATCACATCGACTTGGACTATTCAAGTCTCTTCTGCGGCGCGGTCGCGACGTGGCTTCTTGAGATTGACCGCAATGTGCCAGGTACGATCGCAGGCGTCATGAAGACGATCGAGGAACATCTGAAGCGCACGGGAGGCGACGCCGTTGGCTGATCATCGCGAAGTAGATAATCAATTCTGTCAAATGCTCTGCGACCGTCTCGTGGATTTGATTGCCGAAACGCTGCCTGAATTTCAGAGACTGGTGAATGCTGGTCTCGTTTCAGTTTGTTATTCTGACTTGCTTGCATCGGCCATTGCCTCAGTTGCGAAGGCATCGGAAGAAAAGGTGCCGCTTTTTCGCCCTGCGCTTCTCAAGGCTATGAGAGAGATTTCGCCGGGCGGCGCGCGCGGGCCTGGAGTCCAATGAACATCATCCGCTACGCGCGCGGCCGCTTAGGGACGATCTGGGGCCTCGATCGACCACTCCATTATTCCGAGCTTGCCGAGGTACTCAGGCTCGCCGGCCGGAATCCAGGCGATACCGTGCGGAGCTATGAGCGCGGGCACCGTCAGGCCTCAGGCCCGGTGCTGCTGGCGATCGATATGATGATTGCCGGCGCGCGGCCGCCGGGGCTCGAACTGCTTTTGAGGGAGTGGAATCCATGACGACGACGGCCTATGAAGACGAAGTGCTGGGCGATGCGGCGAACGAAGTGCGGGAGATCATAGTCAGCGCTCTCGCGGAATTTTCACGGCGCCACGGGACCGACGATCCTGATCTCTATCCGGTGATCGCAACTGGTTTCGTCATCGCGATCCTCGAGGACATGCAACCCGCCTGTCCTCACTTCGCAACCGGCATCCGCAGCGCGCTCGAACGGAGAGGATTTTGACGGATGGGGAGCTATCTCGAAATCACCACGGAAAACCAATCCGATGGAATTGCTGGCCGACATTGTCGAAACAGTTCTCAAAGACAATCTGATTGATGTTCCCATCACCGCAACAGGCAATAGGAGGGCGGGATAATGGGTGAAGCGAAGCACACACCGGGTCCATGGAAAGTAACAAAATCATCAGAGCGCAAAACACTTTGCGTAGTGAACGATGATACGTGGATTTGCGGGGAACTCCAAGCGCTGAACGGGACGGCCATTGATGAACGCGAATGCCTCGCCAACGCCCGCTTGATCGCCGCCGCTCCTGAAATGTACGAGGCGCTTGAACAAGCCGAAGCTTGCATGAGCATCGTGGAACCGCGAAGCGACAAGGCGGAATATCTGCGGATTCTTGGCGTGATCCGCGCCGTAATCGGCAAGGCAGAAGGCCGTCAGCCCTCCGCCCAGAGAGAGGAGTAGCTTGGATGGGAGAGGGCTGGCAACCGATTGAGACGGCTCCGAAGGATGGGACCAACCTTCTGATGTGCAGCGGCGATCACTGGATGACGACCGGCAGTTGGAATAAGTGGCGCGGCGAGTGGTGCATCAATGCGCCGGGTTATCCTCGCTATGGGTACGACGAACAGCCAACACATTGGCAATCGCTGCCCGCCTCGCCCTCCGCCCAAGGAGAGGAGTAGCTCGGATGGGAGAGGGCTGGCAACCGATTGAGACAGCGCCAGAGGGCGAAGTGGTCGAAACCAAGATTGATGATGCGCTAGGAGTCAGGAATCAGACCAGGCTACGGCGCAAGGGCCGTCTTTGGTTTTCTCCGGACATGTCGATGTATGTCTACTACGAGCCGACGCATTGGCGCGCCCCGCCCACAACAGGAGAGAGATAGATGCGAAACGCGGCCATGGTTGCCGAGGAAGCGCTCAAGGATGCGATCAACCTTATAAATTCACAGTCTGGTCGCATCGATCGATTGCGCTGCGCCCTTGAGGAAATTTCCACACTCGATGCTGATGAGGACGAAGCGCTTGCTCGTCAGTGCAAAGAAGGCGGCGCGGCAAGATGGGCGAAAGATATCGCGGTCGCCGCGCTGCTCAAAGACAAACCCACATGACAGCGCGCGGGAGCACCAAGCCATGACCGACACCGAGAAGCTGGTAGAGCGGCTGGAGTTTTGGAGCAAACACCAGTACCGCGTGGTTGATAGCCCTTGGGGAACAAGTCCCAACGGAGACCTTCGCTTAGCCGCCTCCGAACTCACCCGCCTGCGCCAGCGC